CGTAACATCTGGACCACTCGGACAGACGAATCGAAGGACCAAGGGTCTGGTACATCGTTCACATAATCGTCCGGCAACGAAGCTTGCGTAGCTTCCATCCTAAAGTTGTCGACCCAAGCGATCAACTCATCATCAACCGGTTTGACTGGCAAATTGTCAAAATTATACGGTTCGGGTAATGGTATCGTGTCATCCTCCAGGGCCCTCTTCCAAAGACGGGCCCACTTCCTATAGTACTGCTTTTGTGCATCAGCAGCACTCTGCTCTACCAACTTAGGATCTGACCACTCAGGATCCAACAAGTCGGACATGACCGTCCGTAGAAATTGGTCAGCAACCAAGGCACCAGTTATAGTGCCAGGCGAGACTCGAAGAAAGCGGCGAGAGTCAACTTGATCCGCTGTTTGAGCGAGTAAAGTAGCCTCGAGCCGAGACCGAACGAGTCCCAGTTGCATACCATATTTACGTGATAGAGCCCACGTATACCAGCCCGTGACTGGGGGCTGGGGAGGGGGCCTGAAGCTTTCCGGATGGTCGTGAATTTTGCGAGCAACTCGCAACCATCTTGAATCGGTTGCGAAGAGCTCATCAGAGGACACGACCTGCGGAAGTCCAAGACCACCCAACCACTCGGGGAGGAAGTAGGGGACATGAGACATCTCCAAACTTTCACGGTGATGAGCCATCCACCCACGCAGAACTGCGGGTCGGATGGAAGATGGACACATGGCAACGAGATCACGTGCCTGTGCACCAAGCGATGAGATTCGAACGTTTGAAGCCGAAACGTTCTGAGATGAACGTTGTAGCCCGTAATAGAGTGAAAGTCGGAGGAAGGGGGTGCGAGAAAAGTGACATTGTCGGACAATGACTCTGCCGTATCCAGCGTACTCCTCGGCACGACCATTGCGGTCGTACACGAAGTTTGTGCTGTTGATGTTGGCAAATTCATCTGTAAAATACACTTTCCCCACGGATGGTTTTAGCCCACAGAAGGATGAGATCTGTTTCCAGTACTCATACCCCTGTGGGCTGCAACGAAGAAGACCATCGTCGCCATTGACCAAGATACCCGCATCCCTTAGAGTAAACACCCTGTTCAAATCCAGCTCCTTGACCCAACGCAGGATTGAAGCATTAATCACACAGAGAACAATAAAACTAGTTATAGAACCCATAAGCTGACCCCTCATTTGTGGCTTCTGCTCGCCAGTGTGGGGATGCTCAATCACGTGGCCAACAAGTGACCGCATGAATAGATCCTTAGTGTCATCATCC